ATGTTTCCGATTCTTCTAATTTTCCAATCAGGTAATCTGCAAAAGATTTTAATTTTATCATCGTTCCAGCCTTCTACTTCTTTTAAATAATCCATTGCAAATGGAATATAATCTTTATTATCGTAGAAATAATTATACCAACCAGAAGCCTTAGACCAAAGTGATCCGACCTTACCGTCTTCTTGTTCTTTTAAACAATCTTCTTTTTGGTCTTCAGTAAAGATGGGTTCTGGACCCATCATTTTAGCATCGAGTGAAACCCGATCCTTTCTCATCGCGATACGTTTTTTATTTATCTTTTTAAGTGCCATATTAATTAAGCGGGGCAGAGGTCCATTTTGATATAAGGAGTTAAGACGAACGTGCCCCTAAATTGTTTATCTTCGCATCTTTGCAATATCTTTTGCATGCTCCTTGTCAGATTCGAAGATAGGTACTGCATTCGATTTATGCATCGTAGCAATACCAATAAGTTTTCTTTCTCCAGTATATTGCATAGGTTCTTTTTTAAGAGCAAGATCTTTTTTAAGACTTCTTAATCTATTTAGAAAGTCTTCTTTATCTTTTTGTCTTTGCTCTGCTTTTAAACGAGCTTCTTCTGCTTTTACAGGATCTATTTTTACTTTAGTAAAATTTATTGCGGGATTTTTCTTTTTAACAGGATTAGCGCAATGATTTTTTCTTTTTCTTCCTGTGTGGTCGTATCTTAACGAACCAGTGTAAAATGTAGTATATGCCATAGTATGTATTATATCAAATTTTTTAAACTTTGTAAACCCCCTAATTTGAATTAATTAAATATTTATCTAATAAGTCATCTCCAGTTAAAGCTAACCCAAATGAACAAACAAGTTTATCATCTCTTGTTCTTTCTATTAATCCATTATTAAATGTTGTATCTGTCACAGGACCGTTCCTTAAAAGCTCTGCTTTACTTTCTGCTGTTTCATACCACATAGATGTTATTGAATGAATGTGAATATCTCTTATACCCGTTGCCCATTCTTCTGCTTCTAAAAGTAATCTTTGTTTTTCTACCTTTTCACTATATTGTCCCATCTAATTTATCCTCCACGATTTTTAAAATAGTTTTTTCTTTGTACCATAAACCAGAGAATAACGAGGTTTCTCCATTTCCCCAATCAACATGATACCTTTTATATCCGAAAGGTCTATCGTAAAATATCCTAACATCACCATAATTTTTTAATAATACTCTCATATTAACCCCATGTAACTAAATAAAAGAATCATATACATTGAAGTAAATATTGATATAACCGTACTTATATATCCCATTACCATTCTCCATCTGCAGATTTGTTAGCATTATATGCATCCATATAAGAACTACTTTCTAAATATCTTTCAGTATCTTTATCTGAATAATACATATTTTCTTCTCTAAAACAATCTAAAGAACCTGGTGATTCTTTACCAGCTTTTTTAACTTGTTGTGTTAATTTTTTGTGTAGTTTCATTTCTTCTTTTTTAGCTGCTTTACGTGCATCTAATCTTCGAATCGAAGCTTGAAATTCTGCTTCTTCTTCTCTTTTCTTTTTAGCTTTTTCAGCTGCAGCTTTTATTAAATCTAATCTATTTGTTGACATATTTTTCTATCTCCTTTAATTTGTCTTGTACTTCTTCCCAAGTAAGATAACCTTTTACAGCATCATCACCAGTAAATGGGTTATTATACCACATTTTTCCGTATCTGAAAACCCCTAATTCCCATAAACCATCTTTTCCACCATAACTACCTGGTGACATAATAACCGAAGCTCTAATTCCTTTGCAAAAGAATGAACCATCGCTATTATAATAGTCGAATTCGTATACGTATTGTATACCTTCGTTATGAAAATTTAATTCTTTATGTTTAATCATTCCAGTTATATTCCGGGGTAACTTGTCCATTTATAATTTCTTGTATAAAGTCGACTGCTTCAAATGATTCACCACCAATGTGCCAATCGTATTCTTCAGTTGGTGTACCACCAGTTTTCCAATTGTAAACGGTTGCTTTAACATATTCATAATCTCTATCGCCCCATTGGTCAGTAAAATAAACTTTACCATCAATAACCCATTCCATCTGGGTTTTTTCGTATGGGTCTCCTGTAGTAAACGTTGGTTTACCAAAAAGATTTTCTAATGTACTATAAGTTGTACTAACATTACCTTGGTAACTAGTACCATTTACACATTCGAAATCATTTGCGATTTCATATTCTATATTTTCTGCTAATATATCTACTAACATATTTTAACTCCTCCATAATAATAATTGTTTGTAAAATCTTTGTTGTATTTCTTAGATAACTTTTTTAAGAAATATGTTGGATTAACTTTTGCTAATACATATTCTAAAAAATTAATCTTAACATTGTACGGTGTTTGTTCGGTACCGGGACCTGTAATAAATCTTGCTATAATCATGATGCGAATCCTGCGTCTGCTTGAAAATTATTTTGTTCTGATTGATGTTTTTGGACTATCTTTTGCCAAGGTGCATGATCGCCTTTTTCGTAAATATAAACATCCATGTGAGTGGCGTGACGAAGAGGAAGGGACTGATCATAACCACGACCACCTCGACCATCGCGAAGTGAAGGAAGAGTTCTAGGACCACGTCCTTGACATTTAACATAGAACTGAGAATAGCTTTGACTCCCACTCCCGCTTTTTTTGCCGCGGGTACCATATCTAAAATGTCTTAATTCTCTATTAATTATTTTAACTGCTTTACGAATATTTTCTAATTCGAGCATATCGCTAGCACAACCAGTGTGGGCTGTGAATACATAGTTTTTTGAATGTCTCATTACGCTGCCTCCTTTATTTCAAACCATTCTCTTAAACCTTCTTGACCGATAACAGAGTCACCATCTTCCATAAGAAATTCTTCTTTAAAGTTTTCTCTATCGTTAGTATAAGTAATTGTTACTTCTAAAATTTCTTCTTTCATAAAACCAAACTCACCGCGGTTATCTTCAACCTTGATAAAGTTAACATTATTACCGTCGAAAGTAAATTCAGTAACTGAATCCCAATCTGCAACAACCTGTTCAGAAAGAGGTACAACTTTAACACCGATGATATATGATTCGGAACCACCATTAGACTTTTGTAAGTCTGTAGTAATATAAGGTTTTACCCTAGCTACGGTTGTAGCGATTTCGTTTTTATCTAAATCACCGCAGTTAGTTAAAACATAAGTACTTCCACCTTTGAATTTCATATATGGGTTTTCTAAAGACCCATAGTTTTCTAGGTATTGGGTTTCGATAACTAATTTTTGCATTTTTAACTCCTTATTTTTAAAAATTATATGGGTATTATACCGCATATTGTGTTGTTTGTAAACCTTTTTTTCGTGACTTTTTCGTGAACTATTTTCAAAGAATCGAGAGCTAGTCGATAAACATCCCTGCCGGACTTGCACACTAGCTCTCTAGATAATAAACTTCCCACTTCACAGTCGTAATCTGGTATTGTGGCCGGCTTACCGGAGGGATAGACGAGTCCCGGTTTTATTATCTTAATCAATGAATTGGTCTCCCATTCAACCATAACAAATCATAATTTCCTATTAAGTGTTTATGGCCTCTTTGAAAATTTTCTAATCTTTGAAACATTAAATCAGCCATTTTATTCCAATCAGCATTTTTACCTGTTTCAGCTAATTTAAACTCTTCTTCGTTTAAAGTAAATGTAACTATTATTCCAGTTTCCCTATCTCTAGTAACAAGCTGATTAGGGCTAAGAAACTTTTTATGTTCTTCTGTAAATATTTTTGATCCTGGCATAGCCATTAAAAATCTCCTTCTGCGACTTGGAAACATGGAACGCCGTTCCTTCTCCACATATCAACAACTTGATTTCTGTCGTCGAATACTAAGTCTGGGTTAAAATCGTTTTCTCTTAAAGAGTCTAAAACTTCTTGTTTGAATTCTGCGTCTGACCTAAAATCACCATCAGGTCTTAAAAATAAATGTAAAGGTTCTAATCCTAAAGCATCTAATTGCTTTTGAGTAACTTCTCTATGTCTTTCGTTTCTAGCTGAAACAACAACTAATTCATGACCAGAGTTTTGTAAAGATAAAGCAGTTTGAACAACATCTTGATTAGGCTTATCTTTAACCATTTGTTCGGGGCTTAAGAAAGATTCCCAATCACTATTACCGTTGGAAACAAAATGTCTTCTGTGCTCTATATCTAATAAAGTACCATCAACATCAAAAACAACTTTCATTATAACTCCTTAATTTATGTGTATATTATACCGTATTTTGAGGGGTTTGTAAACCCCCCTTTCGTGAACTTTACGTGAACTTTTTTAAGCTACCTTTTGACCTGTTTCTAGGTCTCTTTTTTCCCAAGTTGTGGGATAACCAATATCTGACCTAAGCCATCTAGATTCAAAGATCTTAAGATCAAATATCTTAGCAATAGTGCTCATCATGCTAAAAGCATTATAATCACCATTACACCTAACTTCAACACTTTCCTCAGAAATAATAAACTGATATTTAGTGTAAGTATTAGTCGTTTCTAGTTTATCTTCTAGAATAGATTCAGAACGCATAGTTCTGAATTGAAACCCAAAGTCATCTAGTTTAATACGGATATCCGTTCTATCTAGTTTTGGGATTTTTATTTCTTTGTGAAATTTCATATAACTCCTTAATTAAATTTATATGTGTATTCTACCACAAAACAAGGCCACTGTAAACCCCCTAAATGAAAAGTTCACGAAAAGTTCACGAAACTCTTTTTTTAGGTTAAGTAAAAATATATAAGTATATTAGAGGTCTTAGCTCGAGAGATTAGTATATAATTTTAGGGCGATATATCTGGATCTCTTCTTCCTTTCCTTTCACCCTTATTTTACCAATATCAGCGAACGCGTAGCCGGAACCAATCTTGTCCGCTGTATCTTTTGATATTATAGTTTTATAATCAATATATTCACCTCGGGAGGCTAGTGCTTCCAAACGTGCAGCGAGGTTGACTGCATCTCCAATAACTGAATAGTCAAATCTGGATTCACTACCCATGTTACCAACAATGCAATCGCCGGTGTTAATGCCAATACCAACATTAATATCAGGAAGACCACGGTTTTTGTATTCTTGTTTAAGTTCATTTACTTCTGCTTCAATTTCAAGTGCTGATTTTACTGCCATCTCAGCATGTTTCGGACATGGTAATGGAGCATTCCAAAATGCCATTATGCAGTCGCCCATAAATTTATCTATGGTTCCTCCATTCTTTAAAATGATTTTAGTCATCTTATCTAGGAACTCATTGATTAGTTCTACTAATCCTTCCGGATTGTTATTGTTCTTATAGTGTTCTGATATTGGAGTAAATCCACATATATCCATAAACAAGAAAGACATTTCTTTTCTTTCACCACCTAACTTCATTAGTTCTGGATTCTTAACTAATTCTTCTACAAGATCTGGAGATACATACGTTCCAAATTGTCCTTTTATTTGTTGTCTTAATTTAAATTGTTTATAAAAATTATTAAATGATGCTGAAGCAAAGGTTAGTATATATACACTTATAGGGTAAGTTAAATCAAGGAGAATTCTTGAATCAGTCCAAGCGATATAAGAAATTACTATGGAACCGGCAGAGACGCCAAAGAAGACTGCAAGACCGATCCAAACACGAGAGTAATAGATTGATAAAAGAATCAGAAGAGATCCAATTAGAATTACCATTATCTCACCCAGATCAGCCCAACCCGGTCGAGAAATCGAACTCCCATCCATCACAGTCTGTAGAGCAGATGCTTGAAGATGATGAGCTGGGAACAAACCTTGCGGGGTGCTGATTTGAGCAGAAAGACCTGAGGCGGATAATCCTACAATAACAGTCTTACCTTCTAGGTTGGATATGGGATTATGTCCGTGTTCAGTTTTTTCTCCGTACACATATTCTTCATGTGTGTAATTTGTATTTAACCAAATCGATGAATCGTATTCTGTTTTAATAGGATCATACGGTGGTATCATAACATCTTTTACCCCATCATAATCTATTTTCATACTATAAGACATTTTATCTTGTAGTACTCTTATGATTTCTAAAGGTAAAGATGGATATAGTTGTTCGTTTACTTGGGATAAAAGCGGTATTCTTCTTACAATATTATCTACTTCTTGTTTACCATTTATTAATCCAGCTCCCCAAGCTTTCGATTCTAACAGCGCAATATTAGTAATCAGTCCTTCGTATTTTGGAACGAAATCTTTCGGCTCTCCTTCCCCGACCACGGCCGTGCCGACGTACGGCGCCGTGTCCGAGCGACCGCGCGTATCAGCTTGTTGTGATAATATAATTCCATTTCCATTCATCCAATCAGAAAATATTTTATCTTCACCAAATCTATCTTCTTCTGGGAACATAATAGTAAATGCAATTAGTCCAGCGTTTGCATTTCTTAAATCAGAAATCATTTGTGCATATACTTGTCTTGGAAATGGGTATTGTCCATACCTTTCTAAAGTAGCTTCATCAATAGAAAGCATAACAACTTCTGATTGTTTATCTGGTAAGCTTTTTATGTATTGGTCAAAAACATTTAATCTAGTTTGTTCGATTAATGCTGGGTCTAGAATTCGAATACCTAAAAGTGCAATACAAAGTGCAATACTGGTCCATATAGTAGTTAGATATTTCATAATTAATTTTGCGTAACGCTTACGTTACATCCACCTAGTGTTTGACAATTTTGAGTTAATGAATATGTTTGGGTTTGATTTCCCGATTGTACTAAACTTAAATCTGTTGGTTGTGAACCTGTTAAAGATATTGTTGCTGTATGTGCTCCATTATTTTTTTGGACTGCAGTAATTTCGTTTCCACTTGCTCCTTGGATTGTAAGAGTAAAAGATTTGTTTCCATTTTGCATTTGTTTAACATATACATCATTATTGTTTGAGTATATATTTGCAATAATAGAATGACTTATATTACTTGAATCCATTTTTTGACTTCCTTTAAATGTATTATTGCTACCATGTATATCTAATCTAACAAAGTTTCCACCTGGTTCATTACCATCGTAATTCCAATTAGGAGTTACGCTATTATTGTTTTCATAACCTTGGCCAAATACAACTTTGTTATCACTACCCCAAATATGAAATTGAAAATCATTATCATTACAAACTGACCTAGAACATTTTTGTCTAACATCAACTTCATTTCGTAATCCATCTAAATCACCACCCCAGTTATAACCAGAACCCCAACTATCTGTATATCCAAAATACATATTGTTTCCTGATTGTAAAAGATTTACTGTATTGTTATCATGGTCAAAAGAAAACCGTGCAAGGTTTTCATAACCGATTTGTTCGATACTTAAATTAAAATTATCAGAAGAATTAACCTGATCTATCGTAACATGATTATGCTCATCACCCGCTTTGATTGATAATGATAACGACAGACTGACCATCGCCAACAGTGATAAGATTTTCTTTTCCTTCATTTTCACTCCTAAGTGTTGTACTTCCATCTATAGGTACTCTTACAGATATAATTCCGTTAACTTCTCTATAGAACCAAATTTGTCCTGTTCCAGTATCTACTATAGTATTGTACTGGGTATTTTTATCAAAACCTAATATTGTTCCTTGTATATCAAATTCACCTGAACCTGCTTGTGCTGATTGAGTACTACGTTTTAATATATTAACTTCTTCAATAGCAACTAAAACATCTTGTAAAAAATCTACATCAAGTAAATCCATATCAAGTTCTGTATATTCTAAATCTTCACCATCCCAATCTTCTTTTAATAAGTCTTGGTCAAGTTCAGTAAAATCTAAAAGAGATGTAGAATTATCTCCTGAATTTCTACCTTGCTCTTCGTTTACCGCTTCAGTTATTTGTTCTGGCGGTGATACTATGAACATATTATCTATCATATTCATAGTTAAATTCTGTAATACGACCGGTTGTGTAGGTATCTGGTCGTAACTAGAAACCATTGTAGCTTGATATGCTTCGGTTAAAGTTACTACACCACCTTCATTCGTAACTGTTATTGCTCCACTTGGAGAACAGTCACCATCGATTGTACATTCAGTTTCCGGTAAGAGGACAACTAAAGATCTCCCTAACTCATCTACTGTTGTAGTAAAACTTGTTCCCCGAACTGCAATGGTAGCTGTCGGTGTCGTCAGAGTTATGTTCTCTTTTGGTACTAATCCTAATTTACCTGTTGCAAATCTAGCTGTACCAGAAACAAACTTCATAGATAACGAATTATTCTTTTTGTTATCTGGATCGAAATAGTATTTTGTTAACACTACTTCTGTATGTTCTACTAACCTTAATACTGTATCATCTAAAAAGGTTAATTTAATACGACCTTTGGCCGTTTCAATGGCATCCATTTGTTGAACACCCAGACCAAGTTCAGTGGTAAAACTCTCACCTTCGCGAGTGATTCCACCACTGCCCTTGTGTTCTGTTATATCGCCAATTTCGTTAGCATAAACAGTACTAGATAAAAGGCTAATCGCCAGTATCTTTTTGCTTAATGTTAACAACTGCATTTTCTGAATCAAAGTCTGCATTTATTACTCCGTAACAACCTGAGATACCGCTACCACAAGTTCCAGATGTTTGTAATATGTCGATGTCGCCATTCGAACCAATCCACTCTAAAGTAAGTGATTGATAAGCTCCATCAGCTTGAGTTGTAGCAAAGTTATTAGAACTTCCAATAACATCTACATCCCATGTTACATCATCTGCATCGATATTAATATCCCAGACATTAGATCCGCCAGTAATGTCTAAATCAAAATTCAATCTTTCAGACGAGGCTGCATAACCCCAATCTATATCGAATGTATTTGAGTTTCCACTAATAGCAACATCTACTACTGATGCATCAGCACTTCCACCATATCCTACGTTCCAATCCCAAATATTTGAATTACCAGTTAACGATAAGTCAACGTCAGTATTATCAAATAAGGTTGGTCCAAAGATCTGGTTTAAGTTACCAATCATATCAATATCCATAGTTACGCTATTACCGGTTAATGTCCAATCAGTAGCACAAGCTCCAGATGATATTGTTCCACATAATTTATTTCCATAACCTATTTGGTCAATTGTTAAATTAAGGGAATCACCTGCTTGGTCTAATAATACTTCATTGTCATTAGCTCCGGCAAACAAAACCACAGGGCATAATAAAAGTAAAAATGCGATATATCTATTTAACATTTTCATCCTCTTATATCCTCTATATTTTCAGGAGTAGGTACTTCTTCTGGTAAATTTTCTTCAATTGGTTTAGAATAAATAACCTCGATTTCCGCATCATCCATAATTTCTTCGACTTTACCTTCGATTATTTTTTTCTGAAGCCAATTTATTTCCCAGAATCCATTCTCTTCTCCCTGGTAAATTAATTCCAACACTGCCGCTTCGATTGTAGATCGAAGTGACCTTGTCACACTTTCGTTCTCTGTCATCCCATCTTCTATTTCTATTAGTTGGGTGTCCATATCAACGAATCTAAATACATCATAACCATCCGCGATCGATAAGATAGTTTTTGATGTTTGTACATTTAACAAAATTTCTCCTGTTAAAGTACTCACGGCTCTGAGAGAAACGGTAACTATGTCTCTTCGATAGGCTTGTGAAATTCCTATTCCGAGCGTTCTAGCTCCTATTCCCCCAGTTTCGATATTGGTATCAAAGCCGATGATACCTCCTTCGAGAATTATTCCAGCGAACAATAATGGAGCAAGACCCGTTTCATCTTCTTCTCCATCTGTTTTATATTGTTCTCTTGTTGTTCTTACTATTTGTCTTTCACGTGTTAGGTGATCGATTCCAACACGTTCTACTACACGAAACCATTTACCTTTTCCTGCATTCTTTAATGCATCGATTAACATAGTTTCACCACCTTGGCTAACAGCAGTACTAAACATTGCGGTATTTCCTTTTTGTTTTCTTTGTCCAGTTTTATCTGGAAATTCATATACTGCTACAACTATTTGTTGGTCTGCTGGTGGTAAGTTTCTTAATTTTTCGTATGTAGGTAATTCAATAACTTTTGGTCCTTCTACACATTCAACATAATCTGCACATCCAGTAGCGTCTAATCCACCGGGAGGTACAAGACTAGCACAACTGGATATTATTCCAGCTATTAATATTATAATTAAACTTTTACCCGTTTCCACTTCCAGCTGTTCCTGCACCAATTGGTATTACTATAGTTGTTTCGGTACCATCTGCACCTATAATTGTCATAATAATAACGTCTTCACCTTGGGTGCAAGCATATAAAGAAGCATCACATTGTGTTTTTTGGTATGTGATTGTGTTGTCTTCTAATACAAAACTACCGAATGTTGTTTCAGAACACGTTCCAGCTGCAATAGCTTCTGCTGTACATGTTTGGAATAATTGTTCTACTAACTGTTTAGATAATTGTGCATATATTCTGCTTTCTAAGTTTCGAATAAATTTAGCTAGTGTAGTGTTTTCAGCGTCTCTTTCCGCTTGTTTTATTGCTGCTTCAATATCATCTTGAATAGCATCTCTTCTAGATTTTTCTTGGTTTTCTACTGTAAGATAATGTGCACTAGTTCCTATTCCACTAAATGATGGATTTTTAAATTCATGAACTAGTTCATCACCAAAAAGTTTACTTGATATACCTAATAAAAGAATACTTGATATAAAAACTAAACATATTTTATTATTACTCATCTTTTCCTTGTTTTTTTAATTCTTCCTGTTTTCGATATTCGATAACAGTGTTTACTTTTTGCTGTAATCTGATTAAATCATTATCAAGCATTCTTATCTGGTCTAATAATTTAATTAACGTTTTATGCGAAGCACTAATTTTTGGTTTAAGTTCTTTTGTTACATATTTCCATACATACCAAATAAAATAACCCATACCAATTGCCATTAGAACGGGATAACCAATTTCGTCTATGATTAATATAATCTGGTCAATATTTCTACCGTTCATTAGTCTCTCCTAGAATCAATCTTTCCGTCTTCAACAAAGTTTTCGTTTCTAGCAACTCTATCGATGTCTGGTCTTAGATCTAGAGATTCACTTACTAATAAATCAATTTTTATCATATCATTATTCATTTGACGTACTCTTGATTCTAATCCATTCATTATGTTAGTAAGTCCTGTGACAGAAGAACCAACACCATCTAATATATATTTTAAAGTTAGGAAGATAAAAAATCCCATGATAATTGCACTACCAATCGGGATACCGACTTCCATTAACAGTTTCATTACAACATTCATATCTTTATTTATGATATTAAAAACGCTAGAACTGCGTTTAAAAGGAAATAGATACGCCACATCCGCATGCAGCTGTTTCTTGGGGATTAATTATTTTAAATGATTCGTTTATACCTTCATGGATATAATCTAATGTAGAACCTTCCAGAAATGGAACAGATACTGGATTAATAACTATAGTAAATTTACCATAGTCTAGAATATGATCGTCTTCAGCAATGGTATCAGCAAACTCAATAATATACTCATAGCCAGCACACCCGCCACTAGACACACCAAGTCGAATAGCATCTCTGCCATAATCATTCGTCTTCTTAATCGCTGCAGATATTGCTTCATCCGTTAGCTCTATCATAATTAGTACCCATACCCGTTTGGATCCTCCCATCTTTCTTTAGGTGGGTTATTATGTTTTCGATGGGATGATTTCTTTTCCCAATCTTCAATAGCATGTCGAATAGTTTCTTCTGCTAATACAGAGCAATGTAATTTTATAGGAGGTAATTGAAGAGCATCTGCAATATCTTTATCTTTTATTTGTTTAGCTTCTTCTAATGTTTTACCTTTTAACATTTCAACAAACATAGTAGATGAAGCAATTGCTGAACCACATCCATATGTTTTAAATTTAACATCAAGAATTTCGTCTGACATAGGATCTAATTTTAAATCTAGTTTCATAACATCACCACATGCAGGTGCACCAGCTAAACCAGTAACTACATTTGGATCGTTTGGATCGAATCTTCCAACCCCATGTTTTTCAGGATTTTTTAGTACATCCTCAAATCGATCGACTACTTTATTTGAATAAGCCATTTTTAATTAGCAAATGCTACGCTTACAGCTAATGATGTTGCTACACCTGTTAAAGTATCTGTTGAAGCTTTTGCTATATAAGCTACTTCTCCAGCTGCTAAAGTGACCGTTGCAAGAGTATCACCACCAGCGTTCTTGTGTGTGATAACCTGTACAGAAGTTTTATTATTTAGTACTCTAACTAATTTAGCAAATCCTACATTTGATGCTGAAGCTAAGTTTCCTTCAGAACCTAATAATCTTAATACTTGCATTTTTATACCTCTTCTAATCGTGACATTAATCTCTCTGCTCGATTTGTCACCTGTTTATACCATCTGGAATCTCTTCCTTCTGCAGCGGCGGTTTTCCAATCACCGCTTTGTAACGCGGCATTGTGTTTTTTAAATTTACTGAGTCTAGTTCTTCCCATATTAAACATCATATTAGCTATGATTTGTTTAACTTCTTCAGGATAACTATCCCAATCCTCGTGTAAGATCTTGCAATCTTCCAAAACTATTATGACGTCTTTCGCAAAACATTCCTTAACACGTTCTTCTGTGACAGGAGTGCCGACCGGTAGCCCCAATTCTGGGTCTCCTTCAATGACAAGATGGCCGATCCCGAATGTAGGATAACCAAGATGGTCATTATATATTTCATTTACTTGTCCCTCGTCTATAATTAATTGTTCTCTTAATTTTTCAATATCCATAAA